CGTGTAATTTTCTACCAATTTGTAACTGATGCCCGTTTGCAGGCTGGAAATAGCATAACCAATCGCCGTTTTTGTCGCTTTTGATAAGCTGGCAATCCATAAAACGAAACGCACTCTCAATGCCGCGTCCTTTTCTGCGTCCGTGCCGTTGGTAAAGGCCGCAGCATTAGTGACGGTGTCAACAAACGGAATGGCCTGGGATATTTGCGATATTTGTCCGATTGCGGCATTTGCCGCGGTTCCCGGCGTTACCGCCGACACCGGCGCATTAATCGATGCAACGCCGGCGGCCAATACATAACCACCCAGAATTGCCGAATAAGCCGCATTGGTCGTATCGATCGTTACGGTGTACTTTTGCGACCCGTCGCCGGTCTGAACCAACGAGCCAATCAGAACAACACCTTGATTGGTTGCCGTGAATCGGGCAAATGTGAGCTGCCCGGTCGCCGAAGACGCAGGAAACCGCGCAGGCGTCATGCCATAATCAGCAATGAAGCTATCGAGGTCTGAATTGCTTGAAGTCGCCGCCCGAGTTGTTGCCAGCAAAGCCAAGATGAGCCCTTGCAGCCATAACGCCACACCCGCATTGGCCTCGACAACCACTCGCAAAATCGAGCCAATTGTCAGATCGACCAGCGACTTAGCCGAGCCCTGAATGGCGGCGACTTGCGACTGAACCAGCTGGGTAAACGTTTGGGTATTAAGCGCCATTATTTGCTCACATTAAAAGACATAATTTGCGATTGCCCAGTTGTTGAATCAACATACTGAATCCGGCAAAAAATGCCGTCAGCAATGGGCGAGATAGTAATAACCGGTTCCGGGTCATGGGCCACAGCGTCCTCCTGAAACATCTGCCCACGAATAACCGCGGTAATGGCTGGCACGTCCAGAGTTTTGCCGATCCACTGCGGCAGGCCGGCGCCATAATCAGGATGAAATAACAGATCGCCAGGGTTAGTGAGCAAGCGCCGCAGGATGCGCTGCTGTCCTTTGGCCGTTCCGTCAACACTGAGAAGATCGCCGGTTGCCGACGGCGAAATATCGCCGCCAAAATAGTGACCTAAATCATGCATCAGTTACCCTTTAAAATCGTGGTCATATGGGAGGCGCCCATTTGTTGACTGGGGGCGCCGGTATTGCCGCCTTGGGCGTCGGGGTGCGTATGCCCGTTGTACAGTGCCATAAACGCATCATGGACCAACGTATGCAGAGTGCCGCCAAGGTTGCCTGCATCAATCTCAACTGTTGAGTTGAGCTTAATGCTACCGTCCGTCAGCAATTTGATATAAGCCCCTGTTTTATGCACCAACCAAAATTCACCGGACGGGCACGGCAGCGGTCGGTCGGAATCGTTGTATAGTCGACCGCCGACAACGCCAGAATTCAAATCGCCTTCCTGGAAATGCACTTCTACCATATCGCCCAGCGACGGCGGCGCAAACAAGCCCCAGCCGTTGCCGATCCAAGCGGACGCCACTGGTAGCCATCCGGTTTCCACGTTGTCCGGCTGAATCATTACCTTAGCGCAGTAATTATTTGGATCGTAACCGGACACCAGTCCCATTTTCATTGACGATTCTCCGCCCTGCGCAAGCTGGGCCTGTGCCCTCATGGCGTTTTGCATAGCTCTCATCATGCGATTAACTGGCTCTCGGGCGCGTGGTTTTTGGCTGATACGGTCATGGTGTAGCCGTCCTGAATGCTCATGGTACGGACAATCGAATCCGGGAAGTAAACCGTGTCAAATGCCGTCTCAGTGCCGCGGACTTTGATAACTCGGGTAATGTCCAGCACGTTGTCGGCCGGCATCGATGCGGTCATCTTCAATTCGTGCTGGCTCAACTGCTTAAGGCGGCGCTGTGCTTCCTGAAGCGCTTGTTCAGGAGTTAGTCCCGGGATGTTGTACTGATAGGTTTGTGCGTCGCCGGTCGGCTGCGCAGCTCCGGCCAACACAGTGTTTTTGTTGTGAGTCGCCTTGGCGGTTTTGGAAAATCCTTTTTTGTTTTTGGCGTTCCAGCTCCGCACCGTGACGATAATATCTTTTGCCAGTGTTAAATTGCGGCTAAAGCTCAGCGTCTTGCCGGTAAATTCCGAGTAGCCGTGGGTTTTGTCCGGGTAAAACCAATCCAGATAATAAGGCGGGTCGGTTGGCTGTGGTTTTGGTACGAAATACAGCGTCCGCCCTCTTACGTAGACCATCCTATCTTCAACATTTGCAAGGCCGGACAATAAATCCCACTCGGAGCGCTCGCTGTTCATTTGGGCGTGATCGATTTCGTAAAACTTACCGGCCGGCGTGCCAGTTGGCACCACGACAGCATTCAAGTTATGCCGAGCCGCCAAGATTTGCGCTATTTCCGACGATTTTTTATTCTGGAATTTCTCGGTGGTTTTTGCATCTATCAGCTCGGCGGTCAGGTCGCGTCCGGTCAGCTCCAGCGTGGCCGATGACATATCCAGCGACACATCGTCGACGCGCCCCAATATCAGGCTATCCAGCTCATTGATCTGGAAATTATCGGGATTGGCCGGGAATCCGGCGAACAGCTCAACCTCTAGCCGCGTTTGCGCGCTGAACCAGGTTACATCGTAATCGAGCGGTAAGACCGAAATCGGGAAACGGACGCGGAACGTATCGGCGGCATAGTGGTTGTTTGAATCAACCTCAAAATCCATCCAGCTCGGGATAAAAATCCCATTAACCCGCACCAGCCCGCGCGGTTGCCGCGCTTCATTGTCCAAGGACGCCCCCATTCGATGACGGCGCAGCTGGTACGGTTATGGTTTGCACGCCAGAGACAACCGGGTCCGTCATATTGTTGGCCTGGGCAATACCGGTCCACGCGGTTGCGTCGCCGTAAGCATTCTGCGCCATTTGGAACAAGTTCCCGCCGGCCGTGGTGACCGATGTGCCGACCGTGCCGATATTACTGATATTGCCGCTCATCCGTCCAAGCACGGATTGCAATTGATAAAGCTGGGGTAGCTGATTCATAGCCGTAGCCTGCCCTAAAAGACTGCTGGCCTGTTGTGCAATGGGGTTGTTTGGCAAGATGCCGCCCAATGTTGTTACGTTCTGCACCGTATTGCCGACGGTTCCGATTAACGCTTGAACGCGACTTTGTACCGCCGCAATAGGAGTCATGACTGTATTAATGGTCGATTGCACAGCACCGGCGAAGCTTTGCACCGAAGAAACCGCGCTATCAAGCGTGCTCATCACTGATGATAGCGGACCATCGTTAATCTCTGCGCTCAATTGATTGGCAGTTGCCAAATCGTCGCCAATAGCCTGATCGATGCTATCTGGCGCCGATTTAACCGGGTCGGATTCATCTCGGACCACAATGCAAGTGATGTGATAAGGCAATTTATAAAACCGCTCGAAATCAGCCTTAAATGACTGGATGACGATTTTATAGTCAAGTTCAGACCAAGTAAGCTGACAAGCTCTGCCCTGCTTGCGCAAATAATCCAGATAACGCGCGCGCTGCAATGCGTTCTCGCCCAAGAACAACCCGGACCATTCCAGCGGCATATCCGAACGCCCCATCGAATCAACCACCCGGCGACCGCCGATAAGTTGATGCACAGCCACGGACTGATCGCCACCGAAAGGGATTTTCTCAGGCACTTCATAGCGCGTGAACGTAAACGGCTTTATCGGCGTAACGATGCGCCCGTTTTGGTCGAGCGGCGTCAAGGTGACAACGGTATCGGCTTTCATCGACTCAGAAGAGTTACCACCAGCGGATAACGCTGAGAATATCTGGCAATGCCTGCATTATCAGCGATAATCCGAGGCAAAAAATCAACCAGCCGCTATATGGCACGTCTAAATTAAAGCCGTTTTCTTGATTCCAATTAATGCGCATTCGTCTATAATCTTTGTCAGGTTTCATATCCTAAGTTGTGGTTAGGGTTGAAATTAAAAAACCCCGACAGGCCGGCCAGCCTTCGGGGTTTTGTTTTTTCTGGTTTAAACTTTTTATTTCATCGGCCGGCGCCCATTGCTGGAGACGGCAGCCCCATGCTCACGTCAAAAAACGACACGCCTGATTGCGGCCTTGATGCGTCTTTGCTCATGATGCTGGCGGTTGACTTTGCTATTTCGCGCCCGTCAAGTTTTGATACCACGGTTACGTTAATCGGCGGCGCAGCCTTTTCGGCAATATACTTGCTCACATCCGACTGCGCTTGTT